TCCTTATCGCCTCGTCTAAGATACCCGTTTCCACTGCTTTTTTCCCGCCAGATAAAAGACGGTCAATCTCTTCCCTGTCATAGCGCGGCGACTTCGGGCCAAAGTGATACGATGGAGCGGGTAGTTTTCCCTTTTTGACAAGGGTAAGGATTTGCCCGGTTGGTTTTCCGATATGCTGTGCGACATCCTTTGGCCTGAGCCAACGGCCTTGCGTCTCACTCATCTCAAACACTCCCCGGCTCAGCGCCGGACACAATCAGCAGCAGGAACACGAGGGCCAGCGCCTCGCAGATGGTCGGTAGGAGTTCAGTCACGCCGCATCCTCCAGCCATGCCCGGTGATCCCGTCGTGGAACCACACGGACAGCGAGCGCAGAGCGTGATCGACCCACACAAGGAACGGGTGCGGGGTCATGCCTCACCTCGGGGTTGTGCTAGAAACGAAGCAATATTCGTGAGCACTGCCAGTAGGTTAATGATCCAAACCCAAGCTGGATCACCATGCAGCATGACTTCGATGGCGAGCCCAAGATTTATCCCAGCAATAGAGATATTGACTTCGCGCATAGACATCACGCCTCACCCCCGACAAAGCGCCCTTGGAGGCGCATCATCCGCACGTCGTCAGTCGCCAGCGCCCTGCCCCAGCGTTTGTCTCGGTTCTCCTGCGACAGTTCCCGCAGCGTCTCCGCCATATGCTGCACCCAGATGGCAGCGCTCATGTTCTGGTCCAGGTCGCGGGTCATGCTGGCATCTCCTCAAGATCGACAGCGGCGTTGTCTTCGGCCTGCTGCTGTTCCTGCTGAACGAGTTCGCCGTAACGATCCGCGATCAGATCTTTCACCGCGTCGAGTGTCTCTTCAGAGATCGGCTTCCCTGCCTCAGCGGCTTTCTTCTGCGTCTTCGCCCAGTTGCTTTCGAGCGCGAGAACGCAGCCCGTGTCCGAGCAATTTGCCAAGCGGCTCTTGAACCACTCGATGTGGTTTACCTGACGTTCTTCGCGTGGAAGCTCCCGCTTCTGAGGTGTCACATCCACGGGGCGCTGGTTGCTGACGCTGTTGCGGAACTCGTCCTGAGGAATGTCTGCGGCTTCCTCGGCTGTAATCAGACCGCGCAACACATCCGGAAATGCATCACGGAGAGCAAAACCACGGGCTCGCATCTGAAGCATGCGGCGGGAATACTGCTTCCATGGTCCCTGCTTATTCCACAGGCCCGCATCTTTGGCGTCCTGCACGCTGAACCGGGCTTCAACAGGTGACTTGCCCTTACGCTTGGCAACGCAGATCGCCGTCATCTGGTCGCCCTCCCCGTCGGTTGTCTCAATCACGTCGTCGCAGACGGGAGACGCTTTCACGAGACCAAGAAGCGCATCGCCCCAAACGCTCGGACGCCCGTTGATGACTGCGATATTCTGAAGTGACTGCATGGGAGCGAGACCAAGCTCAGAACCCATCTGCACAGCAATCAGCACAGCGCCTGGCTTGCCATTGTACTGGCTCGGCACCATCCCGCTCTGAGATGCCATCTCAGCAAAGCGCATCAGTTCATTGAAGCTGGTGATCTGAATTGCAGGCGCATGACCCTGCATGGTCGTTACTGCGTTCATGACTTCAAACCTTCCGAATGGCGAGCGTTGGCGCGCCTGTGCTGAGTTTCGCGCCCGGCACTGAGCCGATGGCTTTGAGCATTTTCGTGAGACGCGAACGGTCGAGCTTGTCCGGCTGCGGGAGATACAGATCCGGATGAGCGGCCTTGAGCGCCTTCTCGTCCGTAACCTCTCCTGTCGTCGATCCAGCCCGCAGGGATGCAGCAACGCCGTTTCCCTCGACTTCGAACTGTCCGGTTGCCTGCATTTCTGCGAACAGCGCAGCCCGCATTCTCCCAACGTGCGCCTTAAATTGGGCTTCAGCCCGCTCGGCTGCATAGATCAGATCAACCGTTGCACTATCAGGGTCATTGGCTACTCGAAGCGCCTTCAACGCATCGATGTATGCCTGCACTCCGTCCTTGATGAACCCTGCATACTCGGCGTTCGCCACGTCGCGCAGGTCTTTTGTGAGAGCCTCGCTCATGCTGGCAGCCCCACTTCCATCATGACAAAAGCCAGACCGGGCTTAACGGCTTCTGCCAGCTTGCGAAGGCGAGCGACGGCTGGACCGTTTTCAATGGCTGCGATCTCATCCAGCTTGCCGATGAGCTGCGTTTCGTACAGCTCGCGCAGCCCTTGCGTTGGGGCGATGTTGCGCTGGTTACGGAGGTAGTCTGCCATCCGGTTCAACTGCCGGATCTTGCGGACTGTATCTGGGTGAGGAACGAATGACATAGACGCACCTCTCCCGTTCACTGCTTCACGCATTTTTCGAATTCCTAGTCTAGATTATCGGTAGCAGTTGAGTTCGACGTCGTTCATCGCAGTAACTGCGGCGTCTATTTTCTTTTTCTGCTTCCAGTATTCGTTATCACGGCGCCTGCCCCAGTATTTCTGTTCGAGAAGCTGGTAAGCGATTGCGAGACCCGCATCGATTGGCTGAAGCTCTTCCACCAGTTCGTTGGTCGGATCGGGCTTGCGCTCGTAGCGCTCAGCAAAGGCCACGTCGCTGAAGTTGTCAGGGTGCGCCATCAGTGCAGCTCCATCTCGCGGGCGATCTGTGCCTGCTTCTCGCGGTTGGCCGTGAGTTGCTTGGCGAGATGATACGCGATGCGCTCGATACCCTTGCGGGTCAGGCGGAAGTCTTCACGCACCTTGGTCTCACCTGTGAAGCGGTCCGTGTAGGGCGCGGCGCACATCCGGCAGTACTTCTTGGTGAGGCCGTAATGCGCGGCCTTCAGTTTCCCGCCTTCCCGGCAGGCCCATCCGTGCTTGAGGCAGAAATCGACAACGCGGTTCTGGCCAATCTGGAGTTCCCGGCCAGCATCACGAACGCCAAGGTCGCTGTCTGCTTCGGTGATGACCCTCAGTGCCTCGGCCTTGGGGCGAAGAACTGCAATCTCTTCGTCCTTTTCGCGGATGATGTCCTGCGAGAGAAGGAAAGCCTCGTTGATCTTCTGCTCACGTGAAAGGGTCTGCACAGTAAGCGGACCCTTTCCACTCACCATCGCATCAAAGGCGCGAATGACGGTCAGGCAGAATTCTGGATTGATCCACATTGCATAGTGAATGACGGCTTCTTTGTTGCCCCAAAAGCCGCGCCCTTCGTTCGGGCCGTACTTTACGACATCTACAGGGGTGAGACTGTTTTCCGCCTCACCTGCAAGAGTGCGCAGAAATTCCTGCGTCTTCTCGGCCTCATACCACTTCGTCGGGCGGTTTTTTTCAGCTTTACCCGAAAGCTGCCAGCAGTCGCCGAGCGAGTAGCGCCCGTTCGCGTCCTGCCTGATATTCGTTCCAAGGATCGTAAGCTGTGTCACGAGCGTTTCTCCCATCGCCGTTCTGGCGTGGGATTAACTTATGCGCATTAGTGCGCACATAGCAAGCGCAAAAATGCGCACTATATTAAAAAAAGAAACCCGGCCGGAGCCGGGTGGTGTATTGTTCCAAATCTTGAAGTCGCACAGGCCGCAAAATGACTGACATAAGAGATTATATTAGAATTATGCAGGGGAAGCCTACGCCGAGTGGGGAAAAGACAGACTTGGAAATTATAACTTCAATCATTGAGGTGCATTGCGATGTCAGCCCTGCAACCGCTGTGTCGACGGCCTATGAAATACTTCAGGAAATTTCTCGCTCTTATAAACATCATGATCATAAGACTGAGTAATCATTATGGCGTACATATGAACCATTCCCCGGAAAGCATAAGTCTTATCTGCGAATGATTTAATGAATTCGGATCCATAATAATATTTACTACCATATTTTTCTATATCGTAGGTAAATACCCTATCATCCCCCGGATATTTCATTTTTCTTGAGTTATATGAAGGTGAAACCAAAGAAAAAACTTCTTTTTCTTGCTTGTTAAAAAATCTTCGTCCGACACCATGCGCAATATTGTTTCTTATTGCTGAACATTGCACATGATGGTTTCCTATTTCTTTGAAGTCATCAATGTCTGAGAGAAAAGCGTTCTTTCTGGTAAAAAAAGTCCCAGCAGCGGCTTGCAGGACATCTTTCCGACTAGATGTGCAGACACCATAGGCGCGCTCTGCGGCGCTTGATGAGCTCTCGACAAATACTGAAAAAAGGTAGGACATTTCCTCTTCCAGCACTTCATAGACTGATAGAGCCTCTCCGACACTTTCAAATAGCAGCTTAGAATCAGCATCTGATCCATGCATCCCAGTAGGGAGTGGCCAAAATTCCTTAGCCGGGGGTATGTTGAAGATAGTTGGATTGGCACCTTTTTTCATGTCAACTTCATTCCCAGCGTTGTTTGAGTTGAACTCTTCTATTCCGGCCGAATACTCTGAATGATCAAACCCTCGATCCAGTATTCTGGACGGCATCCGTTGTCTGGCATCTCGACAAGATCAGCCATCGATGGGAGCACAATTGCCGCTGAGAATTCAGGATTTGAGCTGCGAGGCCAAAGCACGACCTTGCCGTCTTCCTTGATCTCGATTTGCTTGATTGTTGCTTCCTGGTCGCCATTGGTCTGACGGATCACAACGACCTTTTCCCCAGTCTTTGGCGCTCTAGCCAAGTCGCTGATCCGGACCGCAAGCACGATCGTTCCCTCTGGATACAGAAGGTCCATGGAATCCCCTCGCACTCGAAAAGCTACACGCGGGAGGCTAGGGTATCGATGGTCAGGTGATACTGAGACGAATTCTGTTGGGTAGTCCTGCGAGAAGCCATGCTGGAAAACGCCCGCTTGAACATAACCAATCACGGGTACGCGGTTAAAATCAGAAATCGGCTCAAGGGCAGGCTTTGCAGCAGGTTTCACATTGAAAGCTGCGGCGATTTTGGCTTCGGTCGTTGCCGACAAGCTATGAGTAGCCGCCTCATCATTCATAAAGCGCACTACGGTTGAAGGCGCTACGCCACTTTTCCGGGCGATGCCTGCATAGCTTTCATCAAACTTATCACGGATCTGGTCGATCCAAGCACGCTGCCTATCGCGGACGTCTGAGATGATCGGCTTCTTAGTCATATGCGCATTTTCGCACACAATGGAAATATCGTCCCTGCGCACTTTTGCGCTTGTTAATTGCGCAATAATGCGCATATCATATCTCCATGAACAACCTACCGACGCCCCAGCAGATTGAGCAAAGCGCCGCTGATGAGGGGCTGACCATGCGAGAGGTGTGTTCCCTCTCTGGCATGGCGAGAAGCACGTTTCAGCGATGGAAGTCCGGGAAGACTTCCCCGACCGTCACCACCATCAACCGGATGATGGAAGCCATTCATTCCAAGCGCGCCGCGAAGGAGCCCGCGCATGTCTGATAAAGAATTGCGCCGTTGGGCAATTGAACTCGTCATCTCAAAATTGCCGCGCTCTTGGCTGTCCATGTTCATTATCTCGGAAATCCTCGTTGAGTACATCCGCGATGGAAAGCTGCCGCCGCTCAACGACGAGAACAATCTGGATCTGAGTAAGTGGCTGGAAAACACCCAACAGGCGCCCGACACCTCTAATGAGGAGCCCGCGCATGTCTGAGCTATCGGGACCTGAATTCGACCGCCTGCAAAGTGCTGCAATCGAATTCCACGGCGTGCTTATTACAAAAGATCCGGTCCTTTGCCTGACCCCTGTGTCGCAAAATATGCGTTCGCTATTGTCCGCAAAACTTCAGCGGGAAGTTGAACGGTCCGTGTCGCCATGTCCTCTGTCAGGATTTCATCAGACACCTGGACTGTCAGAGTCCCTGAAAGAGGGAACCGTTCGTGATCTGCAGTCAAAGCTATCGTCAGCTCTGCTTTCCCTTCTGAAGGACCTTCGCCTTGGCGACGTAAAGACAGAAGTTTTAGCGTCATGGCTGACTGAGATTGAGACATCCAGTTCATCCTCTGTGTTGGCAGATGGTGATAGCGGGGACTCGGTTGCCGCCGATCCCCGCAATAACGGTACTCCCGATACTTCCGAGAAGGGAGTCAACGGCGATGCCTGACTTTCTGACTATTGAGGCGTTCATTGTGATCGGCTCGGGCATCGTGATGATCCAGGCCGTTGTGCTGTCTCTCGCCTTCATGGCTCCGTTTCGGGGGATGAAGTGATGACGGCGCATGGAAAGCGCGTTGGCATCAACTGGGATGCTGAAACGAAAAACGTCCTCAAAATGCGCCGTGATGGCCTGACTTATAGAGAGATTGGCCGTGCCTACGGTTGCTCAGAGTGGTCTGTACGCGATGCTATGAACGTGCGTGGCGCGAATGCTGCTCGGACAAAGCGGACGAAGACTGCCGAGGAAATCCGAAAGGCTCATCAGGAGAAGGCTGTTCGGGATGCTCTTCGCAAACTTGCGAAGGTGCAAGCCAAGAAGACGGCAGCGCTGTTGATCGGCGGTTATGTGTCCTTCAATGCTCTGACAAAACTCGACCATGACATTCAGGCTGGAATAGACCCGGTTGAAGCAGGACGGGCCATCTTCGGAAATCGCATCCCTCGCCCACTTCTCGGCGTGCGGGGCTGACCTCACCCGATGCGCGCCCCTAACTCCTCAGCAACGCGAAGCGCGATGTGGTCCCTGACCTCCTGGCACATGCCACGATGCAGGGTTGCCCATATCCGCGCCTGCACGATCAAGCCGCGAGCCAGTACCGGGTCGTCCAGGTCTTGTTCAAGCTGTGGTGTCTGGGGCGGCATGTCCTCCATCGCTGTTCTCCGTTCTTCGCTCAGTGACATGACGAAGAATGGAGCACGCTGATGGAAATTTCTCGGTTCAATCTTTCCCCCAAAAGTCACGCCCAGATGGTGACGAACGAACAGTGCATTGAGACCGTCAGCGGCGCTCTACAGGCGCGCTACGGGGAACTTCGAAATGCCGCCAAGCGCGTGTCACGAGCACGCGGCTGGACGGTGAAAGCTTTCACGAACTGGCTCTACGGCAAGAACGCGCCTCGGATGCATGACCTCATCGTCCTGATGGCAGACGACCCTGACCTTGAGAGCCGGATCAAAGAGATGGTCCAGGAGACCCGCGAATGTTTGCATTTACAGCAATACAGACAGTGAGGTGGCGTGGGTTCGGCTTTGACCGAGCTACGGGCCTCATTGAGTTACGTCTTGGTATCGTTGGCTTCGCCTTTGTGTCTGGCGACCTATGGACCAGGCACAAGGCCCTGCAGGTTCAGTGCGATGAGCTGATGCGCGAGAACACTGCCCTTCATGCGGAGGTGCGACATGACTGACCGCCTCGACCGATTGGACGTGTTCCGCATTCTACGTGAGACGATCCGAATTAAATACGTCAATCAGCGTACTTTTGCGGAGCGGATGGGCTGCACGCCGCAGTACGTTTCTGACGTCATGAATGGGCGTCGCGATATCCCGCTGGCTTTTTTGAAGGCGTGCGGAATACGTCAAATCACGTACTTTGAGCGCGTGGAGGCCGAGCATGAAGCGGCCTGAAGATCGTCTGCACGAGCAGGTCTGGGACGCGTTGCGTTACGCCCTGCCCTCCGATGCCGTCTGCACCAGTCACGAGAACCGACAGAACGGCGCTCGTGAAGGTGCCAGGCGCAAGCGTCGCGGTTGCCTGGCAGGCTGGCCCGATATTCAGATCCTGTGGCGCGGTCGAACCTATCTGATCGAATTGAAGGCGCTCCGTGGAACGCTGTCAGATGCTCAGCGGGAAATGCACGCACGCATTGAAGGTGCTGGCGTGTGCGTTGCGGTCTGCCGGTCTGTGGACGGCGTGTTCTCAGCTCTTACGGAATGGGGCTTTGAGCTTCGTGCGGAGGTGGTGGCCTAATGGCTCGCATACGCAGCATACATCCGGGTTTATACACGGACGATGCATTCATGACGCTCTCCATGGGCGCTCGAATGCTCCTTATTGGATTGTGGAGCCATGCGGACGACGGCGGCGGCTTTGAGTGGAAGCCCGTTGTCCTCAAGGCTCGCGTCTTTCCAGCGGACAACATCGACGTGACAGACCTCTTGGAGGAACTGGTACGGAATGATGTCATCCAGAAGTATGATTTTGGAGACCGTAGTTACGGAGCGGTTCGGAACTTCGGCAAGTGGCAGCGCCCTAAAAAGCCATCTCGGTTCGTACCTATGCCAGAACCGGTACGGAATTACTGCGCCTCAAAAGACATTTGCGCGGATACCATTCCAGAACTGGTTCCGGCTGAGTGTGGAACTTGTACGGAACCAGTTCCGAACCAGTACGGAAATTCGTCCGCAGAAGGTAGGAAGGTAGGAAGGGATCTACCTCTCACTACGTTCGAGGACGCGGCTCCGCCGTCGTCGCAAGATCAGGCACAAACCGAAATTGCTCGGATTGATGCTGCAGCTCCCCGGGCAGTTGATGCCAGGGATCAGCTTTGGGCCCATGGAACCCAAGTCGTTCAGCACTCGACCGGGCTGCCGATCAAACGCGCCAAGAGCCTGATCGGCAAATGGCTGCGGGATTGCGGAGACAGTGCCGAGACGCTGAACGCAATCCTCGACGAGGCTGTGAGCCTCCAGCCAGCGGTGTTCCAGGAGTGGGTGACGAAAGCCATCCAGCACCGGATGCAAACAGGCTTCCGGCAAATCGAGGATCAATGGGGCCTGACCGGCTACGACATCGACGCCAATGCCAAGCGCTTCGAGGAGATGGGCCAGTGAGCGATACCCTCGCCCCTCTGAACCGCGACCGCTCCCTGCACATCGCGGGCTGGCTTGGAAGATTAGCACGCACCACCCGACACCAGCAGCGACTATCGCCAGAAGAGACCAAGGCCATGCTCGCCGAGTACACGGAAATGCTGCTCCGGCGGGACATCCCTGGCTCGGCCTACTGCCTCGATGCCCTGAGCGCCGTGACGGAACAGTCCGACTGGTGGCCTGCTGTGGGTGCCCTCGCCCGGATGCTGGAAGAATTCGCTCTTGTACAGCGGGTTCGCCGGAGCAATGCGAGCCAGCCGCTCCAGATCGCAGGCTCGACCACGAAGGCCCGCGAGTTGTCCGAGACCGACAAGAACTGGCTTCGGAGCTGGCAGCAGAACGAGCAGATGAACTGGAACCTGCCGAACGAAACAGGCGCCACGGATCAGGAGCGATCGGAGCGGCGGAAGATCTGGCTGTCCATGCTTCGGCGCTATTCCCCGGCCGTGCACGAGATGGTCACCGGCGTAGAGGCTGGCAGTCGTGATCCTCGGGATTGGAAGGACACCGATCGGCTAGGTCACACATTGCGCCGGATCAGCGAAGGACCGTTTCAGCCGTCGTTTTTCCGCTGCGTTCAGGCCGCGGTCGGCAAGCACGCGCCGGAAAACATGGGCCTCGTGGTCGAAGCGATGAAAGCTGCGAATGTGCCACTTCAGGAGCAGCGGACAAGTGGGGGGAAGCGTTGATAAGGTTGATGGGGTTGATATGAAGTCGAAACCCACCCTGAGAGCCGCGAGGTTGTCCGTAGAGAGCTTTAAAGTCATCCGATAAAGGCATCTGACCCTAAACGGAAAAAACGCGCTGTGCGGCAAAATGCGTTGCTATGGGGCGTAATGTGGGTTACATTCGATGCAGATACGAAAAAAGGGACGGGATTGAGCCCCCGCCCCTTTTAACTTCACAAGCATCTAACCCGCCTGTGAAAATCTTGGTTTGATAGTTGATGAGTGGTCGGAATCACCGCCCACTCTTGGTTGAGTTGGATTCTTTAGATGAGAGTGCCACTGTCTAGCATATTATTCTCCTAACTTGGGAAGTCTTGCTTTTTCCGCGGTTAAATCCATTAACTTGGACCGCGATATATGAAGTGAACAATTGAATGGAAATGTCAATTCTATTCAGCATCACTCTTCGTATCATCGCCTTGATCTGCTTGGGAAGAAACGTCATTTTTCCACCACCACATAATCCCCTGATACGGCAAAACGTACTCGCTGATTCGATAAATTTTGGTGGTGGTATCATCCGAAGATTGATCTGCAAGCGGGTTCTTGTGTACCGATTTTGCAAAGAATTTTCTCGGTCGATCGCCAGCATCTACTATCGTCACTTTCATCGCCTTACTGGGCGTTCGTGTATGCAAGAATTCCGTATCTTCAAGCTCTTTGGTCATCGTATACTTTGCAACGACCTGAATTTCTTGATTTGGATCCAAAAACACCGTCCCTGCGTCATAGACGGCAGAATTTTCGTCCTTGTTTAAGGAAGTAATAAATTCCGCACTTGCGTCTTGAGGGCTTTTATCTAGATTTATTACTGTTCCGTTACTTGTGCACTCAATTTTTTCAACCCTTATTAAGGATTTCATTTCTTTATTTATTTGATTTGGCAAGCTTACTTTAGCTTGGTAATCTGTTTTTTCTGACGAAATATTTCTTATAGTGAAGGAGACATTTGATTTAATAATAAGAAAGTCATGATCGTATTCCTGCCCTTTATGAACATCTTTTATTTCGTATAAACCTTCAAAATCCCCTCGTAGTAACGGGCACTCAAGGTTGACGGATATGGCTTGACTTATAAGTTCTTTTGGTAGGTTTTTCCGTAATACAGAATTGAAAACGTTATTAGAAATTTTCTCAATCCTAGAATTCCATAAATTTTCTTCTTCTTTTTTTCTAAGAACATCGAAAATTGTCCACATCATTACAGAGACCATTGCGGCAAAGCCTATTTCTCGCAATACATCTTTAAATATGCTTTCATTTCCTCCAGGGGAGGGTTTGCACACAACAACAAAAAACAATCCCAACAAGAAAACAGAAGTACCAATAGCTCCAATGGAGCGCATTTGGTTGAAAAATGATCTAATAAATCCATATAAGAATGTTTTTGCTATCTTCCACTTAGAAGGTTCAGATTGTATATTGTCGTCATCGCTTCTAACCACTTGCATTTACTCACCTTAAAAAAACTTTCTGTATTATGCACGATCTAAAAGAAATACAAAGACACGAACGCATCTTAAGGGTTTGTAGAGATAGTATTTTTAGGCTTTATAAAAACATCCAGGGGGAGATATATCTTGACGAAGCCAAACCCCGTATTCTGCGAAATCCGCAGCCTTACGCCAAAAACTAAGCAGAAAAACCGCCCCGAAGGGCGGCTGTACAGTCAAGCCAGAGAAGTGCTTCGCTTGAGTGCTGTGTAATGCTTATCTGGTGCCAGCGTAGCGAACGACAGATTAAAGCGACTCTGAGGGCGAATGCGAGGGATGTTGTGAAGAACAAGCATTTGGCGCTGATCGGTGGCGCGACTTTTTGCGTGGCCTTGTTAATTTTGGCCGCCAGCGGTCCTCATGGGTCTGCTGGCAGGCTGTTAGCCACTGGAATACCAATGTTCACGGCTACTGCTCTCGCGGTCAGCAGGAACAGGCGTCGGCTCTGATGTCGCGCGGCAAAGGAAAAATCGAGCGTAAGCCTGCCAAACAGGATCTGCCATCGAAGGTCTGCCCGGTCTGTGATCGCCCGTTCACCTGGCGCAAGAAGTGGGCGAAAGATTGGGATCACGTCCGGTATTGCTCCGAGGCGTGTAAAAGTACTCGGAAATTGTGACCTGACCCGTGTGTGAGAGTGGTGCTCTCCGCAAGGTGACCTTTCGTCACGGGAAAAACCTTGTCTCAAAATTAAAAGTTCGTTAGACGCCTCATGCTTTTTGGAACTTAACAGTAGAATTGCGTTCCATTGGCAGTCGAGAATAGGATTTGGGTTTATAGACAATGAAGCGGTTAGCACTCGTAAAAATTGCCATTCTGCTGGTGGCAGCTTGTGCAGTGTATTTTCGAGTGCAAGACAACTATGATCCCGACGGGTATTACGAGTTTGGATTGCTTCTGACGCTCTCAGCTTGTACCATCTATCCCATAGCATGGTATATATTACGTACTGACAGCAAAAATCCCCGGAGATATCAGTCAATAGCTTCGCGGAAAACCAATAATTAAATAACGAAGCATTACCGTATTAAATCATGTCGGGATCTCTTAAAATCGATAGAGCAAGAGATCGCTTATCGTCATCGGTACTAACAACTGACTTAATGCATCCGTTGAGAGAGAATACATAAATCATCTCGCCCCGAATTATAAACCATCCCATTAACTTTCCGTCCTTGCGGATTTCAGTCTTGGGGTAACCATACATCCTACACAAACCCAACAAGATTGAGATATTTTATTACAGACTATGCAGATCTGTTTTGGTGCTCAATCCCCAAAAAATATTTTTAGAGATTGCAGTTTGATCTGCTGCCACGAGGGTTGGGCATGCCATATTCTGCGGTGAAACCGTACGCAGCGGAGTGAAATAGAAGCTTCTGGTTCGGGCCTCCCAAGAGCGCACAGAGACTATAAAATCCTCTGACCGTGAACTCTGCCAACGATCTCGCGCTCTATAAAAGATGACCAATCCGGGAGGCCCCCATGCGCATCATTCTCGCATCCCTAACCGCAGTAATTCTCGCAGGGTGTACCTATAATTCACATAAGCCGCAGCATCATGAAACGGCAGCCTGCATGAACTACAGATCCATGATGACCGCACCAATGCCGCCAGACGCTATGCAGCGGCTTCAGGAAAAGTGTGCGGCCTCACGGCGATAACGTGACGAGAGCTTACCAGCCCCAGCCTGGGCCAAATCCATAGCCCGGGCCAAAGCCGCCGCCCCAAGGGCCCCACTCCCCCCAGTTCCACTGAGCGTCCTGATAATCCTGAGCAGCCATTTGCTGTTCATCAGCGATATTCTGCTGCTGCTGATAGGCTTGGTATCGTCCGTATGCCGTCTGATCGCCAACGTACAGGCAGCCGCAGACTGTTGGATCAGCGTAAACGTAGCTCACCGTGTCACCGTGGATACGGCGGACGAAGTGATGCGCGGGCAGCTTTTTGAGCATTGCAATCCGCTGGGGGGTTGAGGCGGGTTTGAGCTGAAACCCCGCAGCGGCAAGGTGATCTTCCTTTTGGGCCACTATCTGCTGTGGAGATTCACAAGCAGACAGAGCGGTTACGCAAATGAGAGATGCTAGAAAAGCTTTTTTCATATTGAGACTCTCGAATAAAGGCGCAATGGCAACGCTTGCCTGAGGGAATACTCACACGATTTGTCAGCTCAGTCCTATGAAAAGATATTGAAAAACCTTTTATGAAAAATCGTCCCGAAGGGCGGCTTTCCTCAGTCTCCATGTTCAGCGTCGGATTCAGGCAGCAGCCCACCGGAACCATCCACCAAAGGCGGCGCGCCCTTTCCGCACCTGCAGCAGTCGTACGCCCAGCCTGATTTTGTTTTTTGAGTGGTCAATTGTTTGGCTCGTACTGATCCAAAAACGCCTCAATATCCCCACTCATAAGATCCTTTACGCGATCCTGAAGAATATCTTCTGGCCAGTTCCACCATGCCAGAGTCAGCAATCGTGCGATAACGCTTTCAGAAAAGCGGAATTTGATCAGTCTGGCCGGATTTCCCCCTACTATTCCGTAGGGGGCGACATCTTTGGTCACGACCGCACCAGCCGCAACAATTGCTCCGTCGCCTATCGTGACCCCAGAGAGGATGGTTGCGCCCGATCCAATCCAGACGTCGTTACCGATGACCACATCGCCTTTCGATGAATGGTCCCCTTCCCCGTCTTCAGCTTTCGGCCAGAACTGGGAGAGGGTTTTGAACGGATATGTCGTCACAAGATCTGCTCGGTGATTGCCCAGAGCGATCGTGACATTCGGTCCAATGGAGCAGTAGTCGCCGATTGTGAGGTGAGCTTCTCCGGCTTCTAGAATTAATGGAGACCCATAAGTGTGAGGCCCGATGACCCAACCCCACTCAGCGATTTGGTAAGCAAGGGCGAAGTGCGTCAGCGCAGAAAATGCGTTGTTCCCAAATGACATCAGCACAGTTCCTATTAGAATTGCTGCCAACTCCGACTGTTCATCTGAACAGCACATCATGCAAGGTCTTTGTTGGTTTATGTGGTATTCTGTTACCGGTTTTGCTTGTACTAGGCGGGGCCTGATGATAGGTTGGGCCTATGACCGAACCCACTGCAAACAGCGGCAAGCAGCGGAGAAAACCGCCAGCAGGCAAGCCATTCCAAAAAGGACAATCCGGCAATCCATCAGGGCGACCCAAGGCCCTGAAAGAGGTTGTCGAGCTTGCGCGGTCTCATACCCTCACGGCCATCGAAGCGCTGGCCCAGATCGCAGGCAAAGCCACAGCGCCCGAAAGCGCGCGCGTCTCTGCCGCCAACGCCCTACTCGACCGCGCTTGGGGTAAGGCGAAAGAGACTGTCGAGATCAGCGGACAGGATGGCGCCCCGCTCGGCCTTGTCGTGACCGTAGTTCGCCCGAGTGAGTGAGGTCCAGTTCCCTGAGAGCCTCGCCTTCCTATTCGAGCCTGCGCGTTACAAGGTCGCGTATGGTGGCCGAGGGTCGGGCAAATCTTGGGGCATGGCTCTTGCTCTGCTGATCCAAGGTGCAGAAAAGCCGATCCGCGTTTTGTGCGCGCGAGAGTTTCAGAAGTCCATCTCTGACTCTGTTCACTCGCTGCTGGCTGACCATATTGCGCGAAACCTGGCTCTGGCCAGTTTCTACACGGTCCAGAATACCTCGATCCTTGGACGCAACGGGACCGAATTCATCTTCGCGGGTCTGCGGCACAACATCGCTTCGATCAAATCTATCGAAGGCATCGACCGCTGCTGGATCGAAGAAGCCCAAACGATCACCAAGGGCAGCCTCGATATTCTCATTCCGACGATCCGTAAGGAAGGCTCTGAGATCTGGCTTGGCTTCAATCCCGAGCTTGCTGAGGATGAGGTCTATCGCCGGTTCGTCTTAAACCCGCCACGCAATGCCATCGTCCGTAAAGTGAACTGGGACCAAAACCCGTTCTTCCCTGTCGTGCTGCGCGAGGAAATGGAGCAACTCAAGGCCACGGATTACGACGCATGGCTGAATGTCTGGCAAGGCAATCCGAAGCAAGTTCTTGAAGGCGCGATCTATGCCAGTGAGATCCGGCAGGCCACGGACGAGCAGCGCATTTGCCGCGTGGAATATGACCCGTCTGCACCGGTCTTTACCGCTTGGGATCTGGGATGGTCTGACATGACCAGCATTTGGTTCTGGCAGAAGATTGGCTTCGACATCCGAGTGATCGACTTCTATCAGAACAGAATGGAAGGCCTCGACCATTACATCAGCGTGCTGGAGCGGCGCGGCTACAAGTACGAGCGGCATTTCCTTCCGCATGACGCCAACCAGGGGCAGTTATCGGCCGCAGGCAAAACCATCGCGGCTCAGCTACGCGCCCGCTCTATGCCGATCTCGGTTCTGCCTCAGTTACCAATCATGGCCGGGATCAGCGCGGCCCGTGCTCTGTTCCCTCGCGTGTGGTTTGATGAGCAGGCGACGGCAGACGGCATGAACGCTCTGCGACGGTATCGCTACGACGTGGACCAGCAGACCGGACGATTCAGCAAGAAGCCGCTGCATGATGACGCCTCTCATGGTGCTGATGCGTTCCGGATGCTGGCTGTCGCGATCAATGACCCAAAGCCAAAAGCTGAGAGCGCCAAGCGCCCGCGTGTGTCACTGACAGGTTCATCTTCTGGATGGATGGGTTTGTAATCGGTCCTGATTGTCGTTTTCGCTTGTACTGACAAGTTTTGGTGTGGTATTTCAATACCTCATGAGCGAAAGCGTTTCCGACACAGCCGATATCATTTCTGAGGTCCAGAAACGCTACGAAGAAGCGTCTGGCCACACGAGCCAATGGCGCGGTCGAGCTCGCGATGATCTGCGGTTTTTCCATGCGGACGCGTATAATCATGCGCAGTGGGATGATGCGGTCTATCAGGCGCGTGCCGGAACGTTTGGCGGCTCCCCTCGCCCTTGCCTGACGATCAATAAAACCGCGCAGCACGTCTTCCAGGTGGAGAACGAAGCGCGGCAGTCGCAAATGGGCGTAAAGGTCAACGCGACTGGCTTTGGTTCCATGGCTGAGACAGCGGATGCCATTGAAGGCATTATCCGCCATATCGAGTATCAGTCGAACGCTCAGCAGAACGCCTATGCCTGTGCCATTCAGGGGCAGGTTCGCACGGGTCTGGGCTGGTTTCATGTCGTGACGGATTATGTTCCGGGTGTAGACACGTTCGATCAGGACTTCTTCATCAAGTCCGTTCCGAATGGTCTATCCGTTTATTTTGACCCGGCAGCCCGCGAGCCCGATCACTCGGATCAGAACTGGGCGATGATCGTTGAGGAAATGGACCGGGGCGAGTTCGACAAGCTCTATCCCGGCCATGAAGACGTATCGCGCGATCCGATTTCAGGACTGCAATCAGACAGCGAATGGGTGAGCGACAACACGGTTCGCGTGGCGACTTATTATCGCCGCAGTGAGAAGAATGACACGCTGTGGGCCACGCCTACGGGGCCGATGCGTCAGAGTGAAATGCCTCCCGAGCTGGTGGAGGACTTTCGCACGATGAAAGCCTCGTCGCGGCCGATCACATCGCACATGGTCGATAAGTACGTCATCGCGGGTAACACGGTGGTGGCTCAAGGCGAGACCGTGTTTTCGCTTATTCCCCTGATCCCAATGGTTGGCATTGAGACGCGTGCGACTGACGGCAACGACGCAGATTATGCCGGTCTTGTACGGGCCCTGATCGATCCGCAGCGCATGTTCAACTATACGGCCAGCGCCTATGTCGAGAGCGTGGCGCTTCAGACGAAAGCGCCTTGGTTGGCCTCTGCTGAGGCGATAGAGGGTTACACAAACGAGTGGTCGCAGGCCAACACGAGCAACGCTGCTGTCCTGCCATATAACGCCCTCTCTGAGGATGGGCAGCCAATTCCGATCCCGACCCGCATTGAGCCACCATCTGGATCAACCGGTCACATGCAGGGCATGCAATCTGCCGATCAGTGGATGCAAATGGTCACTGGCCAGTATCAGGCTGAGATGGGGGCACCTGGTAACGAGAAGTCCGGCGTTGCAATCCAGCAGCGTCAGCGCCAGTCAGATACTGCGAACTATCACTACACCGACAATCAGGGCATGGCGCTCCGGTATCTCGGGCGCTTGCTGATCGATGCCATTCCCCGTGTGTACGATACACAGCGCGCGGTTCAGTCGCTCGGGATGGACGGAGCGCAGACGGGTGTTGTCATTGATCCCAGCATGCAGACATCAGCGCAGGTGGCTCTTCCGCCTGGCGCTGATGGGCAGCCGCAGCAGCCGCCACAAGGGATCTCGCTTGAGAAACAGCGCCAGATCGATGGCGCAATTCTCGCGATTAACCCCACGATTGGCCGCTTCGATGTTGAGGCTGATGTAGGGCCCGCGTTTGCGACCCGGAAACAGGATGCGTTCAACGCACTGACGCAGATCATTCAGGCTGCTCCGGCTCTCATGGGGCAGATTGGCGATCTTGTGTTCCAGAGTGCTGATTTCCCGCTTGCTGACGAGATTGCCGACCGGCTCAAGCCTGCTTCTGATGATCCGCGCCTCGGTCAGGCTCAACAGACGATCCAGCAGCTACAGGCGCAGCTTCAGCAGGTTACGCAGCAGCTCAAGGATAAGCAGGCCGAGCAGCAACATACCGTCGTCAAAGACGCGATGGCTGCCGACACGAACCAGTACAAGGCCGAGACGGACCGAATGGCCGCGATTGGCTCTACTGATCCGGAGGCATTGCGTGTGCTGGTCCACCAGCTTGTTTCCGAGGCGCTGCGGAATGGAGCCCCTCCCTCAAGCGGGACAACGCCTGCCGTGCAGGATGGTCCACCGGGCCCACTTCCGCGTCTTCCTTCTTCCAATCCCCCAGGCGGCGAAATTCATGCTGCCAATCCAGTGACAGGAGCCGTTGAGGCATGAGCGAGACACTCGAAACCCCTATCCTTGACGGCGCGCTGGCAACGCCAGACGTTACGAACACGCCAGCAATCGAGACGCAGAACGAGGGCGCACCAGAGGGGCAGTCACAACCCGACGCCGCCCCCCAGCCCGAGAAGACGCCTGCGTGGCTTCAGCGCAAGATTGATAAGCTGACGTTCGAGCGCCGCGAGGCTGAGCGGCGTGAGCAGGCCAATCAGGAAGAGCTGGAGAACATGCGCCGCGCGCTGGCGGCTTCTCGTGGTGAAGAGCAACAGGAAGAGAGCCTGACGCCAGACCAGATCCGGCAGCAGGAGCGTCAGCGTTACGAGCAGCAGGCAGCAGAAGAGCAGTCCGCTCAGAAATTCATGTCGCAGACTGAGGTGATCGCCAAGGCTGTTGCAGGAACTCATGGTGATGCGGCGGTCAGTCAGGCCACGCAACTCCTGTCCGAGCGTGCAGGACTGGATTTCTCTAACAAGTCACACCGTGAGTTAATCTCCGACATATCGGAGTTGCCGAACAGTGGAGACGTGTATTATGCTCTCGCTCACGACCCTGATGCAGCAAGCAACATCCTCGACGCCTCACCGCGTCGGCAGTATGCGCTTCTGACGCAGTTCGCGGCAAAGGTAGGTCAAAAAGCTCCGGCAGCGCAGGCAGAAACGCCCGCAGCGCCAGCAGTTTCGAAAGCCCCGCCTCCCGTCTCGGCTCCATCCGGTGCGGCACCTGCGGGAAAGAAGTCGATCTACGACCCAAATGTTTCCGCTGCTGAATTTGACCGCCTCTGGAAGGCTGGCGTTCGGTCCTAACCTGTCGCGGAGCAGTCTCTCCGCACAAGCCACGGGGGCTCTAACCCGGCTGTTTCCGGTTCCCTAACCGGCACACGTTCTGCCTTTGGCGAGAGCGGCACGATAGGCGCAGTGGCGCCGTGTATTGTGAGCCGAACCCGTGGCCAACCAACTGATTAACGACATGATCATCACGAAGCGCGCGCTGCCGCTGTTTCGTGACACTAACGGTTTCATCAAGAACATTGACCGTTCTTATGACAGCTACTTCGGCAAGTCCGGTGCGAAGATCGGTGCTTCCGTGAACGTCCGCCTGCCAAACGACCCGGTTGTTGGTGATGGCCCGGTTGTCAGCCCGCAGTCCATCGCAGAGCGCTCCGTGCCTCTGACGGTGGCTTACCGCAAGCACGTCTCTCTGGGATTCGATACGCAGGAACGCACCCTGAATGTTGACGACTTCAGCGGTCGTTACATCGAGCCGTCCGTCAACAACCTGACCGGCTCCGTTGCCGATATCGCCATGACGCTGGCTCTTGGTGCCGCGAACATGGTGCGCAACACGGATGGCGACGGTAATACGATCGCCCCTACGTCCGAAACGTGGCTTCAGGCCAAGGCCAAGCTGACGAAGCAGCATGCCCCAACGGCTGATCGTTTTGCGGTTCTTGACCCGGATACGGATGCCAATACGGTTTCCGGCCTTATGGGACTATTCAATCCCTCCGCACAGATTGGTCAGCAGACCAAGACGGGCGCGATGGAAGCGCCTCTCCTTGGCGTCCGCGAATGGATCAACGACCAGACCTGTCTCGTCACCACGACCGGCTCTTACGACAGCTCTGCCACAGCGACCGGGTCAGTCACGACGCTCAGCAACGCGGGCAATGCGATCCCAGGCCAGATCAGTTCGACGGCCTATCCTCAGAACTCGGTCATTGCCACATCAGCCCTGAACGGTGGTCTGAACGCAGGTGATGTCATCACCATCGCAGGAGTCAATCAGGTCAACCGCGCGACCAAGCGGTCCTATGGCACTCCAATGCAATTCGTTGTTACGCAGGCTGTTGCGAGCGGCGCCACGTCCATCGTGGTCTCACCTGCCCTTGTCGGCCCTGCTGCTGATGGATCGCAGAACCAGTATCAGACCGTCGATGCGCTGCCAGTTGCTGACGCCAAGATTACTCTTGTCGGCAAACAGGGCGAGACGATCCGCCGCAACCTTCTGTTCAACAAGAAGGCCATGACGCTGGTCACCGTCGATCTGATGGAGGTCAACAAGGGTGTCGTGGATTGCGGTATGGCAAACCTCGATGGCATCTCCATGCGTACCCTCACCTACTACAACGGCACTGACGATACGCTCGGAACGCGCCTCGACGTGCTGTTCGGCATCGGTGTGTTGCGCCCTGAATGGCTCTGCATCGTTCCGGATATCGTCGCCGCTGGCTGATGCTGGTGAAGCGATATCCCAAAACGTTGCACCACCCGAATGGCTACGAAACCGTGACCGTTCGGGATGAGGCAGAAGAAGAGCGGGTGAGAGCCCGCATGTCTGGCCGTCCGGAGCCTTCGGGCCGGGAAGCGCCGCTTAAGCCTGTCATGAGGCGAAAGGGGCGCACCCCAAATGTCCGAAACCAATAACGGCGGTACTCCGAATGTCACAGCTGGCTATCTAGTCTCTGACCTCGTCGGCCTAGCACTGGAGCAGCTTGGCGTTGGCGTAGGTGGTCAGAATACTGATCCGCAGGGCTTGGCCTCCGGGGTCATGCATCTCAATATGATGCTAGCGCAGTGGCAGCGTCGAGAGTGGCTCGTGCCTAACCTGACGGACGTGTTCTGCATGGCGACTGGGCAGTCTGTTTACTCTGTCGGTCCAGGCAGTGATATCGACATGCCGGTACGCCCAGCAAAGGTCTTTGGAGCTTACGCTCGTTTGCTGTTCAACGGCGGAGCTGCGGTCGAAGGAGATTTCTCCGCCAACGATTTCGACCGCAGCGATTTCTTCGATAATGATGACGGGCTATCTGCCGCCAATCCCATTGACTATCCCCTAACAGAAATCCCGTCTTATCAGGACTATGCGGCTCTCGGTCTCAAGGGCCTGAAAACATGGCCAAGCTACTACTTCTATAATCCCGCCTTCCCGCTGGGTGAGTTCAGACCTTGGCCAATCCCAGCAGGCGGAAACACATGGCAGTTACATCTTCTCGTAGCTCAGCCTCTCCCAAGTAATCTTAAGGCAGACACGCCTCTGAACTTGCCGCCCGAGTATTGGGACGCGGTGATGTGGTGTCTCGCTGCGCGGCTGGCGCCGTCATATGGGCAGGAAGCTTCTCCTACCGTGGCAACGTTCGCACGCGCGGCTCTGAACACAATCCGCACAGCTAATTTTCGAGCCCCAACGCTAGGAATGCCTTCTATCCTTTCACCGCGCGGAAACCCTTTCTGGTTCCCCGGAATGGAGATCCAAAAAATATGAAACGGTTTGCTCTTCTCGTTGTGGCAGCGCTTATCACCACGCCAGTTCAGGCGCAGACAGTCCCCGCGATGACGAGGCCTGTCACGCTCGCAGGGTCTCAAGGCCTCAACGCGGCCATGGCGCAAAAAGCCGATGTAAACAACGGCACCCTGGCCAATCCGTTGATCGGAGCGCCTGCAGTCACTGGAGGCACCATTAAAGGGTCGGCAATCTCGGGTGGATCCGTGAGCGGCGCGAGCCTGGATGGTACAAACACATTGGCAGGGACACTGGTTTCGGCCCTGCTTGGTGGCGTGATCAGCACCGTGCAGATGATAACGTCGCAGAGCAGCGCAACCGATTGGACACCTTATTTCCAAACGGCGATTACGACTGTCGAGAAGCTCGGCGGCGGCGTCATCCGCATTCCAGCCGGAACATATGCATTTTCTGGACAGCTTACCGTGAATGCAGACGGCGTGGTTCTGCGTGGCGATGGTCGTAATACGATCCTGATGCTTAACCAGAACACCAAGGATTTCCTCACCTTCTCAGATTGCGTAAAATGTGGCGTTGAAGATCTGGCTATCAGCGGTAACACGTCTTACGCCTCTGTTTTTCAGAGCAGTAGTCTATATTCGCCGTTTATGGTCACGCTCGGCCACAACACGAATAGCGCGTTCGTGCGGCGTGTAGATTTGCGTTTTGGCTATAACGGCATCCACGTCTATCAGTCCAATGGCGAGGATCAGGTTTCCGATCACGTTACGCTCTCCAACATGGCCGGTTATTACGGGGTGATGTTCGAGGGCACTGCGGACAGTAAGTCCTATCGCATGATGGTTGATAATTTCGTTGCTGGTAACGTACCCCCATACTCATACGGCAATATCAACACAGCTGGCCCGAACTGGGAAAGCGGAACGGCATATACGCCTAGTCAGACTGTCAGCGCCCCCGATGGAACGATATGGACATGCGTATCAGCCGGGACGTCCGGCAGCACGCCACCATCTGGCATCCCAGGCAGCGGTGCCAGCACATGGAGTTCAACGGTTGTTGACGGCGGAGTAACGTGGGTATTCACGAGCGGCCCCATGTCGTGGATCGTACAGAACAGTTATGCTTCTTCCCTCGTGATCCGAAACGCTGCACTCCTTGGTGGCGCGCATGGCTTGCGTGTGATTGACACAGTCCTGTCAGGCAGCAGTCGCCCCCAATGGGCGTGGGCACAGGATCTGGAGGTTGATCACCCTCAGTTCGTCGGCATCGATCTCCAGTCTGCGGACGGCTTCTATTGCGATGCGTGCTGGATAGGATCTCAGGCCGGATACGGCGTCGAGATTGGTCCCAACTCCACAGATGTCCATTTTTCGAACGGACGCGCAGCTTATAACGGCGGCGGCGGTTTCTATCTGAGCCAGCCCACCAATGTCACGATCAGCGGCATGAGTATCGGCCTCAATTGCGGAGCGGCAGTTAATTCCGGCAATACGCAATGCGCAGGTGTGTGGATTGCCAATGGCACGACAGGCGTTGCCCTGACTGGCAACATCATCGGAACGCTCGGAAACCCGCTCAACACGGTCAATCCTCAGCTTTACGGCGTTTACTACGTCGGGGGGAGCAATACGGGATATACTCAGGTTGTTGGCAACATTATTCTGAATAATAAAACCGCTGCGATCTTCAACAACAATCAAGGCCCCAACAACAACCAGGCCAATAATTCGGTGAGTAACTGATATGTGGTATTATGTGGTCGAAAATGGCATCATCACTGGTAAAACCACGGCAGAGGGTTCCGGGCGTCTTGATGCAACAGTCTATCAAGAATCTGAAGTAGGGTCGCCCCCCGCATGGCCGCGCCTGCATCGCAACGCTCTATTGACGGCCTCAGACTGGACACAACTCTCAGACGTATCCCTGACGGCTGACCAGATCGCTCAGGCTAAGGCTTACCGGACTGCATTGCGGGGCCTTCCGGTAAGCCAGAGTATGGCGACGACAGTGACTTGGCCTACTGCACCGGATTTCATCTGATGCCCCGCATCAATCTTTCAGGCGGCTCCTATCTTGCTCGCTCGGCTTCTGTCTCGGCACAGCGATGCCTGAACCTTTATCCTGAACCCACCGTAGCAGGCAGCGGCGAACCCACCGCATATGCCTACTATCCGACGCCAGGCTTGGTTCTCTCGTCCAAGCGGTCAGGCAATGGACGAGCAGCATACCAAACATCGCAAGGCCACCTGATAATCGTCCTCGGTGGCGATGTCTTATGGGTGCGCAGCGATGAGGTTTGTATAGCCATTGGCTCAATCGCCGAGGGTGACGCTCCGGTGCGTATGGAGGATAATGGAACAACCCTTTTCATAGTCGATGGCACCGATTCAGGCGGGTGGTATTGCACGATGCCCAGCAAGCCCAATGGGCATTACGGCAGCCTGACGCAAATACGCGACACCGCGTTTTATGGTAGCGCAACTGTCGCATTGCTCGACACATTCTTTCTTTTCGTCAATCCAGAGACGACAAACTGGTATGTCTCCCCAGCCCAATTCGCAGACGAAAATACCACACCTTTCGACCCGCTTTATGTCGCGAGCGATGCAACAAGCTTAGGTACAATAGTAGCCGTGGCCGTTGTCGGCCAATATATTTGGTTATTCTCAAGATTCCAGATCGAGTTCTGGTATGATAGCGGAGCGTCTGATTTCCCTTTCCAGCGCTTGCAGGGCGTGACGGTTGAAGCTGGATGTGCTGCGCCTTATTCCATTGCCAATATTCCCACCTGCAACAATACGCCAAACGGCGCGATTATGTGGTTAGGCCACGACAGATCAGGCATGGTGCGTGTCTATTTGGGACAGCAAACCTCTGCGGTTCCAGTTTCAACGCCCCCGATTGATGGTGCTCTTCAGGCAATGGGAGACATGTCTGGCGCTATCGGGAACGTTTATCAGCAGGACGGCCACGTTTTTTACGTTCTGACAATTCCCGGCCAGTCTTCGTCTTGGATTTTCGATATCACAACAGGTCTATGGCACGAACGGTGTGGAATCGATACATCTGGCGCTGAGGTTCAGATGCGCCCGCTGTTTTGGGCGCAGGCTTACGGAAAAATCTGGGCGATAGATCGGGATAATGGCGCTATCTACCAAGTGTCCATGGATGCGTCAGACGATGCTGGCGCCCCAATCAAGCGGCAGCGGGCGTTCCCTCACCTGCTGACAGATGGTAGCCGCGGCATTCATCGCAAATTTACACTGGATATGCAGCAGGCTGCCAACGTCTCAGTCAATGTGGACTGGTCAGATGATCGCGGCGCCACATTCACTACCCCGCAATCCTTGGCGCTCGGGTCGAGTGGAAATTTCTGGCCGACACTCTGGCGTTTGGGGATGGCGCGGGACCGTGTGTATCGCGTCACCTGGACTGATCCGGGGGCAACCGCGCTCATGGGGGCTTTCATTGATATCGATCCGGTGCGGTCATGACCGGCCCCCGCGATCTCAACTCTCCCCTGCCTGCGGGAAAAATCTGCAATACGGACGGGACACCGACATTGCAGTTCCAGGCATTCATTCGGCGTATGTGGGAGCGTACAGGGTATTCTCCGGGGAACGACACAACTTGGATTGCGGCTGAGGCAGATATTGCATCCCTCTCTACTCAAGTTGCAATTACCAAAGCGGATCATGCCCAAAGGGCCGCTTACGAGGCTCAAAGTCTTACTGCTCTTCGCTGTAGCCAGGCCATTCTTGCCAAAGCTCAAGAGGCTCTCGACGTTGCCACCATGGCATTGTTACAGGCTCAGGCCAGTGAAACACGCGCACTAAAAGCCTTGGAAAACGCGCAGGAATTGGCTACACTTTTTCTCACGGCGCGCTCTGAAGCGCAGGCGGCACAATCTCAAAATGAGAGCATGACGTTTACAGTCATGAACCGCCCGTGGCCGTCGTCGCACAATCCCTCGTAAAAGGCACTACCCTTACCGGTGACAGTTCCTCCGTTTACACGGCAGGAGCCGGGACAACCGTTGTTAGTGGTGCTGTCGTCGCTAATCCGACAGGTACTGCTGTCTCCCTGACCGTTTCCATCCAGCGTTCAGGCGGATCGGCTCTCGAGATTATTCCCGCCCGCGCAATTGCTGCCGGCGGCACGGATCTGGTCCCTGAGCTTGCGCGCGTTCTCACCGCTGGTGACGTGATCATTGCATCCGGTAACGGCCTGAACCTGATCGTTGATGGATATATGCTGTCGTGATCTTCTCCGCACCTGCCATCCCCGGGGCAGCTATCAACGACATAGACGCCATCAATGCCGTCATCACACATCCTGCCATTTATGGTGAGGCAGGGCGGATCGCCGATGTTCAGGACCGGCTTGTTGTGTCCCTGCCCGGTATTGTTGTCGGCTTCCGCGCCGTTGAGGGGCGTGTGCATGAATGTCATCAGGCCGTTGTGCCGGAACTGCGCGGTAAAGCCGCTCTTGCGGCAATGCGCCAGATCCGGGACTGGTGGTGGAACACACAGCCATCTGACCTGATGATCGCAGCAATTCCTGACGACAGGAAATCCGCCCGGTTTACCATGCGCGCTCTCGGCTTTGTTCGCTGGGGTGCAATCGATGCGCCCTGCCCCGATGGCATCGTGCGCCATCACGTCACATACAAAATGGAGCGCCCGCAATGAGTGATACGTTTGGTATCGGTCAAGCAACTCAGGCCGCGAGCACTGCTGCAACGACCGCTGCTCAAATGGCGCTTGAGAAAACGGCCATGGATCGGGCGGCGAAGACCGGTACCGGACAAGCGCAGGCCATCGCCAACGCCGGAGCGGGTGCGCAGAGCTATTATGATCCTTATGTCTCCGCTGGGAATGCACTCCTTGGCTCGATGACGGGGAATTCTGCGTACAACACGACGGACAACACGTACGTCAATAACGCGACCAACGCACTGAACCAGACGACACTTGAGCAAACCCCGGGCTATCAGTGGAACCTGAGCCAGGGCGAACAGGCGGCAACCAATAGTGCCGCAGCGCGCGGCTTAGCCAATAGTGGTGCAGCCCTTAAAGGCGCATCCACTTATGCGTCTGGCTTGGCTGATAGCACGTATCAAAACCAGTTCAATGACCAACTCTCTGCGAATAGTGCTGCTCAAAGCAATCTGACTAACACGTTTAACCGCCAGAATTCTTTGCTTGGCTACGGCGCAAACGCTGCCTCAGCTAGTGCAAACAATGAACTCAATACGGCGAACCTATCGGCTCAGGCGCAGATGGCTGGCGTGGGGGCAAGCATGGCCGGCACAACATCCATGGCGAACAGTCTAACGAATGGTTTGACCAGCCTCGGCAACCAAGCGTCCAGCTATGGCAGTAATTATCTGACTTATAAGAACCTTCTTAATGGAGGCGCAAGCTAATGGCGGGGTTTGATACAGGCGCCAGTGCGTTGCTCGGTATTGGCCAGAACACTATCCGGCCAACAGATCCCTCAGATCAGCTCGCGCAAGCCCTAAGCATCAGGAATGCGCTGCTGGGCAATAAGATCCAGCAAGCTGAATATGATGCGCGGATGGCCGGGGGGAACGCTCTACTTGGCGCTACCGACGATACTGGGCGCACTGACTACGCCAAAGCACGTGCAACAATGGCTCGTGACCCGAAAGCTGCCTATGGTGCTGGGCAGGCCATGCGCGAGCAGAATGCATCCCGTCAAGAAGACGTGCTCAATCAGGATGAGCAACTGGCGTTTCAAAACCATGCCTCAACAGCGGCCGCAAACGGAATGGGCCGCTTGGTCGATGACCCGTCCAACGCCAACGTCCGTGGTTATGCTGCCTTCATGAAGCGGCTGACGCCTGCGGCGTCAGATCAGATCAACACGATTACCAATCAGGTTCTCGCTCTCCCAACGACTGAACAGCGCAAGGAAGCTCTCAAAGCTGCCTTCACAGCGCATATGGGGCAAGAGGCTTCGAGCCGTGTGTTCGGCACGCCCACGAGCGTAGATGACGGCCAGACGATCCAGACCGGAACACAGGCTTCTGGCATGGACGGTGGCGCGTTCACTCCTGCTGCAGGTGTGCAGCGTCAAATCTCGCCTGAGACAAATTCCACGCCAACAGAGATCATCAACCCCGACGGCTCCCGCAGCTACGTCAGGCGCGATCAGGTGGTTGGCGGCGGCAAGCCTACCGTTCCGCCCGAGGCGATGGGATCAGGCCGCTATCCGACGCAGCAGCCCGCAAACCCCGGCTATCAGGCCGCGCCCGCTGCGGGCCAGACGGAAGCCCTTGCCGCAACCGCGAAGGCCGGAGCCGATGGGGCCAATGCGCTCATGCAAGCGTCCGCGAACCGTAATGATCGGATGGCGATGCTTGGGAATATGGGGTCGGATCTGGAAGGCTTCACCTCAGGTCCAGGCCGAGAGCATTGGCGGAATCTTGAAGCTACGTGGAACAACTGGACGCCATATTCCGTCCACGCGGACGAGAGCGAAATCGAAAAAGCTCAGTCATTCAACAAGTGGGCGCAAAATCTTGCCAATGCTCAGTCACAAGCCTTGGGAACTGGTACCGACAGCAAGCTTGCGGCAGCGGTCCATGCTAGTCCGAACAGCTCGCTTCAGGACAGCACAAACCGCCTCATGATTCATCAGCTTCAGGGCAATGAAGATGCGATCAATGCCAAGGCGCAAGCGTGGAAAGCCTCGAGGATGCAGCCCGCGCAGTTCCAGCAATGGAATCAGCAGTTCAGCCAAAGTTTTGACCCGCGTGCATTCCAGATGATCCGCATGACGCCCCAAGAGCGCAGCACGTATATTGAAGGGCTGAAAAAGTCCGGGCAGTTCGATGAACTGAAGAACAATTACAACGCCATGGCCGCAGCCGGGTTGGTGCCAAGTGGCAGACATTGACCGCGTTTATGACGACGCCGGGAAATACTGGAACGTTGACCCTGATGTTCTGCGGGCCGTCCATCAGGTTGAGGATCCGCAGAATGATCCGAAGATCCGGTCTCGTGCTGGCGCTACTGGGCATATGCAGTTCATGCCGGATACAGCACGGCGGCTGAGTATTGATCCCACCGACCCAGTGCAAAGCATTTATGGCGCAGCTCGTCTTCTGGACGAGAACCTGAAGCACTACGGCAATCTTCCGGATGCACTCCGGGCTTACAACGGCGGCACAAACCGCACCAAATGGGGAAACCCCGAGACAATGGCTTATCCGGGCAAGGTCGCGACGAATTACCAGCCAGCGCAAAAGTCTCAGCAGACACCTGGGCCTGATGCGTTCGAGACAATGTTCGGCGGATCGTCAGACACGAAAGCCCCCGCTCCTGCTCAGCAACCAACTGGCAACGCATTCGAGACGATGTTTGGTCAGTCAGGATCGGCGGACCCTAGAGCGGCAGACCCTAGAGCGGCAGAACCGTCACGCGCTGAGAAGGCCTGGACGCTTGTAAACGATACGGTGAACTCCGCAGGACGGGAGATCGACCGGACATTCGGTGTTGGCGTCCCTCACCTTGTGAGCTGGGCCACGTCTCTTGGTCATCACATGGACAATCCAGTTTCACGTGCGGCGCATGACGTGGGTGATTGGGTTGCCTCCAAGGAAGATGGCGACGAAGCGGCGCGCAAGAATGATTATGGTGCTCCCTACACGGATGCAGCCGGGACGATGCTTGGCGCGGGGTTGGCAACCGCGCTTGGTGGCCGTGTCGTTCGCCCGGCTGCTGCGGCGCTTGATGAAACGAGGGCCGGTCGTGTTGTCGCAAATGCGCTAACTGGCGAAGGTCCGTCTGCGATGAAGTACGCGAATAACGCTATTGCGGCAGGTGTGCAGACCGGTCTTGCTGGCGGCGACTGGAAAGACGCGACAGCCCTGACGCTTGGCCTCGGTGCCGCTGGAAAGCTTGGGGGTAAGGTCCTTTCGCCCGTTACGGATCGCGCCTCTGCGGCACTCCGTCGTGCCGGGGATTATCTGGACCCGCAAGGCGCAGCTGCCAGAGGCGCAGAAGAAGCCCCTACAGAAATCGGACGGACTGCCAGCACTTCGACGCAGAAGGCGGAAGAGAAAGCCCAGATCAAGGCCATCTCCAAGGTTGGTGCGTTCAGTGACCCGGAGAAAGCCGCAGATGCCATCATGAAGGCCTTCACGAGTGAGGATGGAACGCGACTGTATCAGGCGCAGGTTCCGGGCGTCTTCCACACGACTGCGGTGCGCACTCAGGATGCCAAAATGGCGGGATTGGAAAACAACCTACGTGATCTTTACCCGGATGCATTCAGGACGCTGGATAGCGCCAATGATCATGCATACACGCAGCATCTTCGGGAAACGATTGGCACGCCGGAGCAAATCCATAATCTTGAGGCCGAGCGTTCAGCTTTCGAAGAGGCACAGCGAACCAAGGCGTTTGAGAACGAAGAAGCCGTGCCGGTGGGGGGGCTTCATTCGATACTGGATAGCCATGTCTCAGCCAATAAAGGCAATGAGCCCGTTCGTCAGGCGATCATGAAAGCCAAGAAGGCGCTTGAGGATGTGACGTTTGCCAAAGAAAATCCGTCGCCAACGCATACTCTTTGGAATGAGCCGAAAGACCCTGTTCGGTGGGCCAATCCGTCCGATCTTTGGAACGTTCGCAAAGCCATCGGTTATGGCCTTCAGAAAGCCGCAGCCGGTGAAGACGGGCATATGCGTGCAGCGGCTGCGCGTCTATCTCCCTTTATGGATGACCTTGCGCACCATATCGACCAGGGGGCACCGGGCTTTCATGACTATCTGGAAGGATACTCGCAGCGCTCAGGCACTATCGACAGCCTGCGCTTTCTTCAGTCACGCGGCCTGATGCAGCCTTCGACAAATGCGCCAACGGGTGAAAGTGTAAATTACACGGCGCTGAAGAACCTCATCAAGCAGATCGACAAGAATGAGGTTTCGGTTGCGACCAAGGGAACAGACGCCGTTACGCCTGAGCAGGAAACGCGCATTCGGATGCTCTACCGCGACATGCTTGCAGAGCGCACCATGCGAGACGCGGGCGGTTCCGTGGGGTCAAAGACCTTCAAAGCAGGGATGACGCAGCGCCAGAAGGAAATCCGAGGCGGTCATTTTGGTGGAGCTGTCAGTACGCTCGGCGGCCTACTTGGAGCACAGGAGGGCGGCTTAATGACGGGCGGTGCGACAGGAGCAGCGCTCCATGCGGGTAATGCTCTACTTGGTCACGCTCTTGCCAATCGTCGCCTGACCAAGATGGAACAGACGGATCAGGCAGTCATCAATCACTTGTTGGGTCAGTCGCGATAA